AACAACTGGACAACTATACCTGCTTACGATCCTAACTTTGTACAGACAGCAGAAGTAGTGCTAAAGCAGGATGTAATGCTGCACACATTTTTACCACACATGCACTTCCGTGGCAAGAGTATGAAAGCAACAGCATACTATCCAGACGGTACTGTAGAAGAACTTATTGATGTACCAAGATACGACTATGCTTGGCAACTTTCATATACATGGCGAGAACCTAAGTTTATTCCAGTAGGAACACGATTGTTTGTAGAAGGAGCATTTGATAATTCAGCAGACAATCCTATGAATCCGGACCCTAGCAGAGATGTACCTTGGGGACAGATGTCAGAAGATGAAATGTTCTTTGGAGCATTTACTTGGAAGAATGTAGACTAGTTATAGTTTACCAATGGGCGTAGTACTAGAAGCAGTCATATTCCAAACCTGCTTCTTTTCTACGCCTTTCTTTTGAGCAAATACTTTAGCATCACAGTTACTACACACATGAAAATAGTTGTTGCTTAGTCTTTTAGGATCCATGCTTCCCCTTACACGTTCAAACTCTGCATCACAGTTGTCACATCGAAACACACACATAGTAGTTTCACGCTTGTAGGCGTGTTCCTTGCCTGTTTTGCTTTTGCGCACATGCCGGGTTTGCTTTTTATATTCGTTCAAATACATAACTATATTTACATTAAGATTATAAAACAATACGATAAATATTGTTGTGAAAGGGAAATCAATGGCAATATGTACACTAACTGACTCAGCAAAACAACAAATAGACACTTTATGTAACGATCATGAATGTTACGCTGTTACACTAAACGTAAAAGGCGGGGGCTGCGCAGGTTTTGAGTATGAATGGGGCACATTGGATTCACCTAATGATTTGCATGAGGGCGATGAAGTCCTTAAAACAGACAATAACTGTACCTTTGTAATTGGTGCGCATAGCACTATGTTTTTGATTGGTACTGAGATTAATTATAAAAAAGACATAATTGGATCTATGTTTGAAGTAAACAACCCTAACGCACAGTCAGCATGTGGATGTGGTGTTAGTATAAATTTTGACAAGATGTTTGATGAAACACAAATACTGGAGCTAAAATAACATGGCAAAGCAACAAATTGATATCGGCATTGAAGGTAATGACGGCACAGGCGATAGTATTCGCGAGTCGTTTCGTAAAGTAAACGAAAACTTTCAAGAACTTTATGCTGTATTTGGTATCGGCGGACAAATAAGTTTTACCGATCTAAGTGATACCCCAAACAATTACGAAGGTAATGAAAACAAAGTTCCGTTAGTTAGATCAGACGGTAGTGGGTTAAACTTACTAGAACTTGCATCTGATAATGCATTGACTGGTGACGCTGACACAATTGGTTTTGACTTTAGTATAGATGGTAAATTAATTGTTAGACAAATTTCATCTAACGTTTCTAGTGATACTACTCCTACATTAGGCGGGCCACTTGATGCTGCTACACAACCTATTGCAGGTGTTAGTGTTACAGACGATGCTGTTGCTACATTTAATGCTGTGCATAGAGGTTCTGATAACCAAATTACTATAGACGACTTGGTTATCAATAAGGCATATGCAGATAGAAACTATCAGTCTAAAGATGTTGCAGGCGGTGGTTTACGTTTAGGTGACGAACCTGCAGATCCAGCAATTTATACACTAACTGCTACAGGTATTAGTTTAGGTAATTTAAGTATTCCATCACATGGATTAACAGAAGCATACAACGGATCTTCGTTTGTGTTTAATTCAACAGGTACAGATCCTTTTGGTGTTGTTTCTGGTACAAATGTTTATATCAAAATTATAAATGGCGATAGTATTGCATTATACGAAAGCGAAGAAAATGCTATTAATGCAACTGGACGTATTCCACTCGCAGGCGGCAGTGGCACATTTACTATTCGAGATGCAGCATATGATGCAGAGCTTGAAGGAAATTGGTTAAGCAACATTGCACTTCCTCGTAAGAGTATTGTGAGACGTCAAGGTGATGACATGACAGGTGCTCTTAACTTGTTTGATCATCCAGGTGAGCTTGTTGGTACTGGTTTACCAAACGGTCCAGACGACTTGCAGGCAGCAACTAAATTATATGTTGATAATGCAGCATCACTTTCTAATGTTAACTTGTATGTTAGCATGTCAGGCGATGATGCACAGACATTTACTCCTCGTGGTAAAGAAGGTAGAGCGCCAGGCTATGCATTTAAAACAATTAATGCAGCAGCACGTAAAGCAGAAGAATTAATTATTGCTGCTCCTCCTGAGCCAGGTCCGTATATGCAGACTATGACGTTCAACACAGGTGCAACAAAGGCTTTAATTAATACTGCTGGTGTTACAGCTCCTCCTTCAGGACGTAATAATGCAAGAACACTAATTGTACAAAACAAAGAGTTTATTGCCAAAGAAGTTACAGCATATATTGATTCTACATATCCAGACTTTGTAGGAACATACAGCGTAGAAATATGTCAACGAGATGTAGAATATATTCTTGACAGTGTGAGCTTAGATGCACTACTAGGGGATAACGCAAACTATCTATCACGATGGAGCGGCATACGTTATTACTCAAATGTTAGTGCGCAAAAAGCAATTGGCTCACAGCTTGTAGAAACAGTAGCAGGTATTGAATACGCTAAAACCTTAGTAAGAGATTATATTCTTACTAATACTGCACCTCCTGTATTATATCAAGATCGAGTCCCCCAATATATAGAATCAGCTGTTGTACCGGACGCACTTGCAGATAATGTTATTGCAGCAAAATTTGATATTATATTAGGTATTATAAATGGTCCAACAGCAGGTGTATTAGATGCACCTAGTATTGTTGATGGTATCACAACATATAAAATTAACGTAGGAAATGGTAACTTTGGATTTATAGATCAAGCCGATCCTGAAAATACTGATATTATTCCAGGTAAAGTTGTACGTGGTAAAAACTCTGGGGCGATCGGACGTATTATTGATTACAAATATGAAGCTGGCCCAAGAGCAGTTAGTGTTGCAACTACAGATGAAATTGAAGTACAACTGTTAGAACCAACTGAATTTGCAGAAGGCGAAGAATTAGAATACGGTAACTATGTAAGAAACACGCAAATATCAATTAGAGTTGAGTCGGGCATTTACGAAGAAGATTATCCGATACGTGTTCCTGCTAACGTAAGTGTTAAAGGTGATGAATTTAGACGAGTAATTGTACGTCCAAAAAATCGTGTGTCACAATCACGCTGGGCAAATACATTCTTCTATCGTGATTCAGAATTTGATGGACTGATTTTAGGCCCAAGTGAAATTGAAACTCTAGCATTTACTCCGCAACCTGATTCGTCTAGACCAGCTGGCACATATAGTGCAATTGATCAGTGGTCTAGTGACAAGCTAGGTAAAAATGCTGAATTTGAAATTGTTGTAGATTCAAATGGTGCTATATCTTCGGTTACTGCAACAAATAAAGGTAAAGATTTCCAAGCAGGCGAAAGAATTACAATTAGTGATGAATACTTAGGTAATGCAGGTGCAGCAAACATACTTGTTACAATAGGAAGTGTTCCAAATGGTATTGAGTATGTTAATCCGCTAACAGGAAATGTTGACGGTTACTTTGGATATCATTACTTAACAAAACCTGATAATTTAAAAAACACAGGCGCTGGTTATGAAAACGTAGGTAAGTGGGAATCTAACGCACTTACAATGATTGACAACAGAGAATTTATTCAAGAACAAGTTGTTAACTATGTAGAAACAACTTATCCAGCATTAATTGGTTCTGCAGGTTACTCAAGAACAAAATGTTTTAGAGATGCAGGCTTAATTGTTGATGCACTTGTAAAAGACTTCCGTAATGGTGGCAATGAATTTGCTCTCGAAGCGCAGGGCGAATACTATGCAGGTGCTGTTGAAGTAGGAACAGAAACAGAAACTGTTGCAGGTATTGAGCACATTTATACACTTGCAGCACAATTAATTAAAGGTGAAATTCCAACTACATTATATGGTCCAAGCGGTGCAGCGCCAGCACCAGGCAGTAACCTAGATTATACATATGATCTGTTTAACGGATCAGGAGAGCCAGATTTTTGGACAACTGGTAAAGTTTACAGATTAGGTAATGTAGTTAAATTTACAGCAGCAGGCACTGATCGTTATTATACTCCAAGCAAAGAACACACAAGTAATGCCACATTTGATGCAAACGAAGTTGCAACATTTTGGAGAGAAATTGACGGGCCAACTACAGTTACAAGAAACTTAATTAACACTGTACAATTTGCATTTAATGAAGATTATAACCCACCATTGCGTAATGACGAAATGGATGTGTTCTTGATGAACGATGCTACAATTTTACGTAACATGACTGTACAAGGACACGGTGGCTTTATGCTTGTACTTGATCCAGAAGGACAAGTACTTACTAAATCTCCATATGTACAAACAGGTTCAAGTTTCTCAGGTAGTGTAAACAAACAAGACTTTAGAGGTGGTTTATTTGTTGACGCATTTGTTGGTAACTCGGCAGTACAAGTTACAGAAAAAGTTGATGGTAGTAACTTTAGGCTTGCTATTAAGAGCTTAGGAAGTCAAGCAGAGCCGCAAGGACTATTTGTAAGACGTCCACAAGTTCCGTGTGCATTTTATGTAGACGGAAGACGCTTCCAAGTTAACGCAGTTACAAATTATGATCCAGCAGCTGGTACAGCTGAAATTATACTTGATCCTAGTTCAAACAGTGGTACAGGATTTACTGGTATAACTAGTAACTTATCAACAGGTATTGATTTAGATTCAGTTGGAACATTTGAATTTGATAGTGTAAAGTGTGCTAGAGATACAGGATATATCTTAGACGGTGCAAAATACGATACAGCACTAGGAACAAACTATAATAGTGTTTATAATGGTCTTGCTTACCAACGTGCTACAGGATCATATGTACAAAACAATCAACAGTCACAAACAACTGGCGCAATTGCTTTTGCAAAAGCAAAAGTACTTGCACTAACAGAAGTTGATGATTATGTAACAGCTGAAACTAGAGTTGCAGCAGCATTTGACGAAGTAGTTGATATTATCAACAACGGTACGCAAAGTGTAAGTGAGCCAGGTGATGGTGTAGCAGATGCACTTGTTTTTCCAACACCAAATGTTTTACATACAGCAAACTCAGTTGATGCTAAAGACCAATTAGTTGCTAATAGAGCATTTATTGCAGCAGAAGTTGTAGCATATGTAAATGCTAACACACCTCCTGCAGGCTACAATCAAACAAAATGTGCTAGAGATGTTGGGTATATTGTTGATGCGCTAACATACGATATAATGTATGGTGGTAATAGTGCTACAATTACAAATGCTCGTGCTTACTTAGATGGTGCTGCGAATCAGTTACCAGCGGATCAACGTACAGCAACAGCAGATGCATACGTACACATGTCAACTGTTGTACAAGCAATTGTTCAAGGAACTACTGTAACACCAACAGCAGGCAATACTGAAACACAGGATACAACAAGCGGCAATGCATTTGCTACAGAAGCAAATTTAATTGCAGCAAATATTACACTAATTGAAACTGTAGTAAGAGACGGTAACTTAAATGCCCTTCCTGACAATCCTACATATCCTGATTATGAAACATTAATTTCTGATACTGAACTACATAATGCGGCTAACGATATTGCTGCAAATAGATCATTAATTGTTCACCAAACAGTACAAAGTGTAGTTGCACCTATTCCGGTTACATTACAAACTGCTGGTAACAGAAGTATGCTAGGTAACGACTTTACACAGATTAACGACTTAGGCTATGGACTAGTTGCTGTAAACGGTGCGCTATCTGAAATGGTTAGTATGTTTACATACTATTGTTATGTTTCATATTATTCAAAGAATGGTGCTGAAATTAGATCACTAACAGGTTCAAGTTGTTATGGTGAATTTGGTCTAATTGCTGAAGGTGCTGATCCAAACGAAATTCCAGACGGTGTTCAGTTGTTCCAAGATATGGTACAGCCAGCAAAAGCATTTACAAATGATGCTATACTTACACTAACTGATCCACTGGTTGCTACAGCAGGAGAGGTATTTACACAAACTGCAACACTTGCAGAAGGTACGTTAAGTATTGACACTAGCCAAACAGGCGGTTCGAAGACAATATACCTTACTAATGTATCCGGAGCGTTTGATACTACAAATCAGCTAACTGGAAGTGTTCAAGGCGCACTTGGTGCTGGATCGGTTCCGATAGTAGCTGACAGTACTGGATATAGAAATGATGCTGAAAGTTTAAACTTGTTTGTATACGACATGAAAGATGTGCCGTCAAACAGATCAGAATTTGATATATATCATCCAGCAAGACCTGCGTTTGCACGTTATGAAGTTGCAAATGTTGAAGTTGCTAGTGTTGTAGTTGGACAGTATTTAAATATTGGTGACGAAGTTACTAGTCAAATTAGTGCTGTATTCACAGGCGGTGGATCAGCTACTGGTACAGAAGCAGGCGCAAACTTTAATGTAACAAAAACAATAGCTAACGGTTATGCTGTTGAAATAGCAAACGCTGGTACTGGATATAGAGCAGATGATACGTTAGTAATTAGTGGTGCAGATTTAGGCGGAGCAAGCCCTGCTAATGACGCAACAATTACAATTACTGAAGTAGATGGAGGAACTCCGTCAGCAGGTAAAATTACAGCAGCAACAATTTCAGGAACAATTGCAGCTGAAGCATCAACACCTTATAACACAGGAACGGTATATAAACTTAACTTTAGTTCAGGTGATGCACAGTTTAGTCAAAACGGACTGTTGAATGAAGTTCCATACGGAACACTAATACAGTATCGTAGAAACCAAACACATATTATCAGCGATTTGGCTCGTCCAGACATTTTAACTATTCGTCCTTCAACTGCGGTTATATTTGAAGAGAATCCAGGACAAGTTTATAGAAGTATTAGCTTTTTAACAAGTGATAGTTTAGGAAATGAGCTGCCTGCTAATACATCACAAGCAGGATTTGATGAAGGCTATGATTACGTAAGAATGTTAGTCAATAGCTCAAAAGCACAAGAGTCAATTGGTACAGTATACGATGGTATAACTCCGTTAACAGGCGGAACTACTAAAGGTGGCACTGCTGGCGATGTTGTAATAGCAGTACAGGGAGTACTTGACGATAATGAAATCTTTAGAATCAATAATAACTTAAGAACACCTATAACAAATAGACCTCTAGGATGGACTGTTGATAGTCTTTCTAAGTTTGCGCCAATCTTTACATGGCAGGGTAAAACTCATTTTGTACATAATGCAAGAGGTGTTGCTACTACAGTACCTACTACTCCGGTAGCTGGAGTGAACCTCACTAATCCAGCACTTTTAAATGTAGACAACGGTGTCTCAACCAACATTGGTTGGAACATTGGAGATGCAATAACACTAAGTGACATTGTTGGCACAACAGAACTTAATGGCAACACTTATTATGTAGGAAGTGTGACGAATCAGTCTAATCCTTCAACTGGTGTAAACTTAGCTTTATATGAAGATGAAGCACGGACAATACCTTTAGATGCTACTGGGTTTACTACTTATGTTAGTGGCGGTACAGCAATAACAACAGCACGAGATCAGATTGTTCCTATTGCAGAAGACAATGATTATGTGATTGTTGATCTAACAGATATTTCAACAATCAACCAAACAAATGCCACAGGCTTACATAGTCCAGTTGTATTAGGTTCTGATCTAGTAACAATTAGAGCAGGTCTAAAAGCAGGTTCATTAGGCGATGTTACAGTTAACATTTCAACTTGTAGAGCAACAGGACACGATTTCTTAGACATTGGTACTGGAGGCTTTAATGATTCAAACTATCCAAATGTTATTTTTGGGGAACCAAGTGAAAAAGATGAATCTAAAGAAACTGTTGAGCGCGGCAAAGGTCGTGTGTTCTTTGTAAGTACAGATCAAAACGGTATCTTTAGAGTTGGTAAATTCTTTAGTGTAGACCAAGGTACTGGTACAGTTACGTTTAGTGCAAGCATTGCACTTTCAGATGTTGACGGACTAGGCTTTAAACGTGGTGTTGTTGTTACTGAATTTAGTACAGATACAGCAATGACAGATAACGCATCAGACAGTGTTCCAACAGAAGGCGCTGTACGTGGTTATGTAAATAGACGCTTAGGGTATGACGTTACTGGTAATCCAGTTAGTAACAAATTAGGGCCAGGTGTGCTTGCTCCAAACGGTGCTGTTCCAATGACAGATGATTTGAACGCAGCAGGTAATACAATTACAAACGTAAAAGCACCTAATAGTGGTTCAGACGTTGCTACAAAATCATATGTTGATGCAAGTACAGGCGGCTTAGATGAAATACCAGACTTACGTTCAGTAGAGTACAATAACTATGACGAAGGGCAACTATTAGTTGCTACAGGTTATAAGAAACTTATTATTGACGCAGGTAGTATTGTAAGTGGACCATTTGAAGTTGGTGATGTTATTACTGGTACAATTACAGGTGCTACAGGAACAGTTGTCGATGTTAAAAATGGTTTAGTAGCTGCTGAAGGTAACATTTCCGAAATTATTTACACACCTACATCAGGAGTATTCAGTGATGGTAAACCTGCTGCAACATCTCCTGATGCTGATGTTATTACAGTAATTGGTGGCGCAGAAGCATCAGTAGTTGATGGTCCTGTAGACGAATGGGCCAACGGTGTATGGAGCCCTAATAGTGACATTGTACTTACAACTGAAAGAGATACTACTGTTGTTGGTAATGAAGTAACAGCTCGTCAGACACTTGTAGAACTTAGTTTAGCTATAGGTACAATTTCAAATGCAGATGTTGCTGCTAATGCAAATATTTCACAAAGTAAATTAAACTTAAATGCAGCTACTACTAGAGAAAACGCAATTGGTATTACACAAAATGACTTAGGAGTAACAAGTTTTGATAGTGAAATATTTGCAACTACAAATGGTTGGGTAACTATTGAAAATGGTGCATTACCGTTACGTTCAATACAACGTATACAAGATGAACATGTACTTGGTAACTACGCAGGTGATAGTTCAGACAATGACGTAGACGAAATACCATTTAGTACAGTTGTTCAACAAGGTGGCGGCTTAACTGATGATGACTTTGTTTCGTTACTAGGAGTATCAGACGATCCAGGTCAAGCACTAATTAAAACCGGTACTGGAACATATGGTATTTCAAATGTAACTAATACTGGCGAAGTAAATAGTATTGTTAAAACAGATGATAACGGTAGTATACAAGTTAACTCACTTATACTTGGTGGTGATACAAGTTACGAAGTATTAAGTTTAGACACACTTGAATTAGTTTTGAAGACTCCTGCACAAGGTGAAATACTAAGAGCAGTTGGTAGTACTGGTACAGTAGCAGGCGGCCCAGATATAGAAATTCCGGGTTGTGTAAACATAGGTGCAACAGGCGTTACAGAAAGTACGTTACAAAATGTATCAAACTTTAATGGCGAAGCAGCACTAGCAGTTGATTGGATTTATAGTAGCTTTATTGAGGCACCGGGTGAAAAGGGTGCTGCAAGTACAGCTATAGCAATTGGTGCTAATACTGGTAAAACTACTATTGGCGAAGTTGCTATTGTTACTGCTGATACAGCTACAAACTCAAGTGTTGTACCGTTTGTATTTAATTCGTCTGGTGTATTACCAGACACAGATGACACATATAATATTGGTAGCGCAACACAAAAATATGCAAACATATATGCTACAACCTTCCGTGGTACTGCTACTGAAGCATACTACGCTGACTTGGCAGAGAACTATACTGCGGATGCACAGTATGAACCAGGTACAGTTGTTGTGTTTGGCGGAGATGCAGAAGTAACAGTATGTACAGCAAAAGGTGACAGTAAAGTAGCTGGAGTTATATCAACAAATCCAGCACATTTAATGAACTCACATTTAGAAGGTGATAACATTGTTGAACTTGCATTACAAGGGCGTGTACCATGTAAAGTAATCGGTAAAGTAACTAAAGGTGATATGCTTGTAACAAGTGCAGTACCAGGTTATGCAATAGTTGAATCTACCCCGGGTGTAGGTACTGTAATAGGTAAGGCACTTGAAGATAAACTAGACGGTGACCGAGGAACAATTGAAGTTGTAGTAGGTAAGCACTAATGGATAAGAAAGCAGTAGACAAATTAATCAAGCAAGGTGCGCCTACAGCAGTTGATTCAAAGAATACGCAACCAAGGCAAGTGGTTGCTACTTCAGGTAAATTAAGAATTAAAGTGGGGAACCCAAAATAATGGCAAAGCAAACAATTAATTTAGGCACTAGTGCCAACAAAGGTGACGGTGATCCGTTGCGCACAGCATTTGATAAGGTAAATGATAACTTTGATGAGCTTTATGCTAGAGATATAAACACTGACTTTAGTGCTAGTGTGTTTGGTGATGATAGCACATTACTTGTAGACGCAGTTAACAACGTAATACCAAGTTCAGTTGTTTCTGGCACAGAAGCAACTAATTGGAACACAGCATATGGTTGGGGCGATCATAGTGTTGTAGGATACTTAACAAGTGTACCAGCACAAACATTCGTAAGTTTAACAGGCAAACCAACAACACTTGCAGGATACGGTATTACTGATGCAGCAACTTCTGCACAAGGTGCTTTAGCAGCAAGTGCATTACAAGCAGAAACAATTACATTGGCAACTTTAAAAACAGAAGTAGCGGCAAGTACGGACTTTGCAGACTTTCAAGCTAGAATAGCAGCACTATAATACTTCATGTGGATACGATAAATATGTATAACAATAGGATCAATAAGAATGGCAAATAGATTTCCCCTAATACTCGACACAAGTGCTGGTAACCTTATTAAAGAATTGCAAGCGGGCGATAATTTAGATCTACGAGAAAATAGCATTGTTAATGTACAAAATATTAACTCGGTAGGAACTATAAATGCCGCTGTAATTACTGTAAATGGGCAAAAGGTAGTAGCACAAAGTTTTAAAGATTTAACAGACACACCAAATACATTTGTAGGATCAGAAAATTATTTTGTTAAAGTTAACGAAACTGGTTCAGGAATTGAATTTGCACCATTAGGCACTATTGGAACTATTGGCGTTGACTCGATTACAACAACTGGAAATATATTACCACAAGCTACTGGAGTAGGAACTGTTGGTAATGCTTCTTATAAATGGGCGCAAGTGGTATCTCAAGACCTTAGAGGAGATTTGTCAGCATTTGATGGCTCAACAGTATTTGATGCTACTACAGGAAAAATTAGTTACGCTGCATTACAAGGTGCACCAAGTTTCCTTTCAGAATTTACAGACGATATAGGTTATCTACGTACAACAGACTTAAATGCACAAATCGAAGGACTATTTGATGAAGGAAATGCATTTGCTACAGATATAAAAGGCAGTGTGTTTGGTGATGATAGTACTTTATTAGTTGATGGTACTAATGGAATAATATACGGAAATATTCAAACATCACAAGCTACGATTACTGCATTAACAGGCACACAAATAAACACAACTGCTGTTTCGGCAGTGTCAATTACAGGGTTTAACAGTGATTTAAATATCGCAGGTGGTGATTCAACATATGATGTTGTTATTGGTGATGCAAATCAAACACAAACTAAAGACGTTTTAATTTATAATGCTAAACTTGAAAATACAGAGATAGGCACAGGTTTAGGAATTGCAGAATATAATGCTACTACAGATTTACAATTTGCAGCAGGCAACAGAATTAAAATAAAAGATGCGCCTTTTAAATTAGCAGCATTAACAACAGTACAAAGAGATTTAATTGTTGCATTAGAAGGCGACTTAATTTATAATACTACAGACAGTCGTGTACAAATGTATCAAGGTAGTGCATGGAAAGATGTAAACGGTAATGTAGAAGCAACAGCAGGAACATCAAACTTTAATGATGTTGTAATTGCAGGTGACTTAACTATTACTGGCGATACTACAGAAATTGAAACAACTAATACTACAATTACAGATAATGTTATTGTATTAAACAAAGGTGAAACTGCTGCTGGTGTAACACTAGGCACATCTGGTATTGAAGTTGAAAGAGGAACAGTAGCTAACAAAACATTTGTATGGGACGAAGCAACTGACAAATGGACATTAGGTACAGAAACACTAGTTGCAGCAACATTTGAAGGTAACCTTACAGGTGATGTAACTGGTGACACACAAGGCACACATACTGGTGCAGTTGTTGGTGACGTAACAGGTAATGCCGCAGGTGCGCACACAGGTACATTTGACGGTGAAGTAACAGGTAGTGTATTTGGAGATGATTCAACAGTACTTGTAGATGGCAACAATAATAAAGTTGTTGGTGATATTGAAACAGCAAGTTTAAGAACAAGTGAATCAAAAATTGCACTTGGTGAAGGCGCTGGAGAAACAAATCAAGGATCTTTTGCAATAGCACTTGGTTATAGTGCAGGTGAAACAGATCAAGAAAGTTGGGCCACAGCAGTTGGCTTTGTAGCTGGTACTAATACCCAAGGCGATCGAGCAACAGCAATTGGTTCTAATTCAGGTCAAGTAGGTCAAGGTGCTGGTGCAGTAGCAATTGGTGCATATGCTGGCCAAAATGGTCAAGGTGCAGATGCAGTAGCAATTGGTAAAAATGCAGGCCATACAAACCAAGCAGCAAACTCAATTGTAATTAACGCAACAGGTGTTACGGCACAAAACTCACAAGCAAGCAGTTTGGTAATTAAACCAGTTAGAAATGCATCAAGTGCAAACGTAATGATGTACGATCCTACAAACGGCGAAGTAACACACACAGCAACACCAGGAACACTAGCAGCAGATATAGATAAATCTGCTATTGTAATTGGTGCAGCTACAGCAACTACTATCGATATCGGTAATGCTGGAAGTACAACTACAGTAAACGGTACTGTTCAATTTACATCAGCATTAATTGCAAACAATTTAACTGCTGATGATAGTATTAGCATACTTACTAGCGGTAATACAGCAAATGAAGCAATTAGTATCGGTCCACAAGGATCTAATACTGCTATTAACTTAACAGCAGATAGTTTAAGATTTAACGGCGCAGTTACTACAACAATTAATGCAACCGGCGGAGTTGTAGGCGACTTACAAGGTAGTATATATGCTGACGATTCAACATTAATGATTGACAGTGTTAATGGACAAGTTACAGGTGATGTGTCGTCTAACTTAGTTAGAACCCCAGTAATTAGAAACTTAGCAAGTGGAACAAATATTGATGTACGTGCAGACGGATTCTTAAATTTATATGGCAGTGATAGTGATGTTACAGGCGTATCAAATATACAAATGGATACGCAAGGTATTAATTACATTGAACTTAAAACTGAGCCGACTACACCAGGCGATGTTGCCGATGTTGCAAAAATTGCAATCAATGCATTTACAGCAGCAGGCGATGTACAAATTGGTACTGAGGGTGCAAGCTCACGTAATCAGAGTGTAGACATTTATAATGCCACAGTTACTGGAACTTTAATAGGTAACGTAGTTGGAACACTATCAGGATCAATTAGTGGCGATGTAGTAGGTAGTGTATATGGTGATGACAGCTCACAAATAATAGATGGTGTTGCAGGTAAGATTGTAGGTCCAATAAGTAGAATAGTTGGCGATGTACAACAAATTAGTGGACCAGGTGATATTAGTTTAGATACACTAGTAACAGAAATTACAACAACTGGTGCAGATGCATATGCACTAGCAGATGGTGTTGTAGGACAAGTAAAAATAATTGCAATGGTTGGTGATGCAGGTGATGCAACAGTTACTCCGACTACATTAGCAACTGGAACAACAATTACATTCAGCGATGTTAATGATAACATAACATTATTATTCACATCTAATGGTTGGTTGAATACTGCAAATCAGAACGCAACT